CTCTAACATGTCGAAGGGAATCGCTCTATGAAAAAGCAATATCTTGATGCAGAAAAAGCCTCCGCGATTTTGCAGGAGCCTGACGACAACAAGCGCGACAATATGATTGACGCGCTCACTGAGGAAGAAGCGAAAGTGCTTTGCAAATTCCTGTTTGAGGGGCTACCCCGTAGAAAGCAACCAAGTACTCCACGGCGGCAGCCGAAAACCGTTTCATAATAAAAACAAAAAGCCGCGCCCCCTGTTGGCGCAGGGAACGCGGCCGAAGCAATACAGGCAACACGGCAAAGCCGTGGCACAATATCACCCCACAAAGTATATTGTACCACGAAAACGCCGCGCTGCATAGTCTCTTGCACCTATTTTGGACAGCGAGGTGTTTTCTTTATGTCTTTTTCCATCTTTTCCACAGTGATTTTTACAGGCGTTCCCCGCCCTGAAATGATACGCGCCAGTTCTGCATATATCTTTACTGCATCCATTGC